GTGACGGCGCTGACTCAGTCGGTGCGCGGTTACCGCGTCGGCAGCATCGGGGCGATCCGGGCGGCGCTCGAACCGCTGCAGGCGGCCTGGCCGTTCGATGTGGTGCCGCACGGGTATGTGATTCGCTTCGTTGCGCGCGGCGGGGCGTCGGTGGTGACAATTCCCGCGGCGGACCTCGACGCGCGGGGCGAAGGAGACGCGCCGGGGGTTCAGATCACGACCAGCCGGGAGATGGATTCGCAGCTGCCGCGCCGGGTGACGGTGCAGCATCTGGATTATGACCGTGAGCACAACGCCGGCACGCAGTACGCCGAGCGTCTCAATACGGCGGCGATCAACGCCTTGGTGCTCGACCTGCCGATCGTGCTGACGGCGACCGAGGCGGCCGGCAAGGCGGAGGTGCTGCTGTATCTCTACTGGCTTGAGCGCTACGACGTGTCGGTGACGCTGCCGCCGACGTACAACCAGCTCGAGCCGGGCGACGTAGTGACGCTGGTCACACCCGAGGGCAACGTCAGCCTGCGCATGACGGCGATCCATTACACCAGCGACGGGCGGATTGCGTGCCAGGCGAAATACGCCAACGCAGCAATCTACACGCCGACGGCGGTTGGTGCTTCGCCGGTGGTCAGCGGGACGACGACGATCACGCCGGTGGGTGCGTCGGTGTATGTGTTGATGGACGTGCCGATGGTCAGCGCGGCACAGTCCGGGCCGTCGTTCCTGGCGGCGATGACCGGCACAATGGCGGGGTGGCGAGGCGGGGTGCTGATGCAATCGACCGTTGCCGGTTCGAGCTGGGCAAGCCTGCAGGACTTCGGGCCACCGGGGTCGGCGCTGGGGATCTGCACGAATAGCATCGGCGTGGTCGAGCCGCGGATGATCGACAACGCCAGCCTACTCAATGTGACCCTGACGCAAGGCACGCTCGACAGCGTGACGCAACTCGCGCTACTCGGCGGCGCGAACCACTTTGCGTACGGGGCGGACGGGCGCTGGGAAATCATCGCGGCGCAGACTTGTACGCTGGTGAGCGGCACGAACTACGTGCTGCAGAACCTGCTGCGCGGGCGCTTCGGAAGCGAGTGGGCAATGGGGCTGCACGCGGTCGGCGATGCGCTGGTGCTGCTCGACACCACCGACGTGGCCGCCATCGGCGTTGGTTCCGGGTCGATCGGCCTGTCGTACCTGTATCGCGGCGTGACCGTCGATCGGGATATCAGCACCGACGCCAACAGGGCCTTCGCGTATCAGGGGGTCAATCTCAAGCCGCTGTCACCGATCGCTCTGACCGGAGACCGGGACTCTTCGAGCAATGATTGGGCGCTGACCTGGATTCGCCGCACACGCGACGGCGGCGAGTGGCGGGACTACGTCGATGCGTCGCTCGGCGAGGCCACTGAATCGTACGCCATCGACGTTTATGCCGACGGCAGCTATACGACGGTCAAGCGGACGATCGCCGCGACCGCGCCGTTCTGTGTCTACACCAGCATCGACCAGGTCAGCGACTTCGGCGCCAACCAGGCGACGCTGTATTTCAAGCTCTCTCAGATCTCGGCCAGCGTTGGCCGAGGATACCCGCTCACTGCATCCATCACGAGGTAGACCATGGCCAGCAGCACCACGAATCTCGACCTGATCGCGCAATCGCAGTCGTCCAAGGAAGTGACGGCCAACGCGCTGTTCGACGCCGGTAGCCCGGCGACCTTGTTCGGGCGGCGCGCCAGCCTGTGCTCCGGCCTGAACTGGTTCTACTACGGCGGCGTGATGATGGTTGATGGCGTGCTGACCAGTATCAGCAACAACGCGGCGGCGTTGGCACTCACCGCCTCGACCACGAATTACATCGAGGCGACGCGCGCGGGCGTAGTGTCGAGGAATACCGTGGGCTTCACGCCGGGGCGGATTCCGCTCTATACGGCGGTCACCGGCTCCGCGACGGTCACGAGTTACACCGATCAGCGGGCGTGGGTGGCACCGACGTACCTGCCTGGCAGGACAAGTGTTGCGGTGACCACTGCGGACGTGACGCTGGCGGCAGCGGAGGCTCGTTGCCGGTACTTGACCATTACCGGCGTGCTCACGGGCAACCGCAGCGTGATCGTTCCAGATAGCTGGGAGGGCATCGTCTACTGCAGCAACAGCGGTGCGTTTGCGACGACGGTCAAGACGGTAGCCGGAAGCGGCGTGGTGGTCGCGCAGGGAAAACGTGCGCTGCTGCTGGCCGATGGGACCAATGTCGTTCGCGTGACGCCGGATACGTGATGCTCGTTACGCCGCTCTATATCGGCCATGCGCGATGCGCTGCCTGGAACAAAACCCGTTTCATCACCCGACCGCCGAAGGCTCACGCCTTCGGCGGTTTTTTTGCATTGGAGAGTCATCGTGCCAGAACCAACCAGTAGTGGCGTCGCCGGGGCCGCAGCGTTCAAGGTGGCCGGAGGTGCCGCAGCGGGCGGGGCACTGCTTTCGGCCATCGTCGTGATGCTGATGACGCCGCCGTGATCGACGCGCGAGTGGGCGGTGGGATTGATCGTGCGCTGGGCCTTCAACTTCATTGAGAGAAACCGGGATGCGGGAGTCGATGAGGTGGACTAAGGAGGTGCCGTGATGGGGGCGTGGGGGCTCCGCGAGACGCAGCCTCGCGAGAAAAAAGTGGCAGTGCTACTGCTGAATCACCATTTCCGCGGGCGCCTGTTCAACCCGTAACCCGAGCCCACGCAGTTCGCCTTCTTCCGTCTCAGCCCGCACACGAAGGGTACAGGGCCCCTCAAGCACAAAAGGCGAAAACACAATCACGGACTGAAGCGCCAGAATCCCGTCCTTGGTCATTGCGTCATCTTCAGGCACATCTACCGCTGCGGACAACTGTACATCGTCTAATGTGCCTTCAATCAGCACATCCTCGTCCTTCAGGAGCCTCACCGTAAGCTTCGCAAATGGCCTGTCAGCAGGCGTAAGGACATTCATCGCCACGCAAAGCTTTGATAGCGTTGCAGGGAAGGTCGGCACAAACAGCTTCCCGCTATAGACCCCTATATAGGAATGTTTTCCGCCCACTTCGTGCCGAATATCGTCGCAGAAAACCGTCTGAATGTGACGGTCCATTACGTGGCCTTGCTTGCGGCCAGACTCTCTTGCCGGCGAAGTGCCTCATCGAGAGTGTTCATGTTGATACCCAAAGCGACGCACAAGCGACGACAAGTCTCGATGGACAAATTCTCAGTACCACGCTCGATGCGTGCGACGTGTGACTGGCTTGTTCCAAGATCGGCGGCTAGTCGCGCCTGCGACCACCCCTTTCGGAGCCGAAGCGTGCGGACCGTGTCGCCATCTCCCCCATGGAACGAATCCGCAACCCACTTTCGGGCCTGTTCGAGCGCGGCACGTCGCTCTTCGTTCTTGCTCCAGCTACCGACGAGATCTTTGATCGCTGTGTGCTTGGCAGGCGTGTCAACCCTGGGGATCGCGTGATCTTCAAATCGAAAGATGACGCACGGCTGTGCGACAGAAGTGGCTTCGCAAGTCCCTTCTGGGCCGGCAATCCGCTTTTCAAAGGTTTTCGTACGCTGTGAGGATGCGGCGACTGAGTTCATGGTCAGCTTCATAATTGAATTCCCTCGGTACGATTCCCAGCACATGATAGTGCCCCTTCCCTGGAAGGAAGGCGTAAACAATCCGGTACCTGACGCCGCTTTCCTCCAGTTCCCAGACCTTCAAGCGCCATAGGTCTTTCCCTTTGTTCCATTGCTCAAGCCACTTGCTGACATGGAAGTCCCGCGACCTGTACGCACCAAAGCCGTGTTGCGTCAGACGGTCCAGAAGATCCTGGTTGCCTTCGAGTTCCTCAAGCAGGACTGTGATCCGGGCAGCAGTCTCTGGCACTTCATCCCAAAGTGCGTCCAAATCAGCTTCGGCATCGTCATGAACAAACAGGCGTAGTATCATATCTACCTAGGTATAATTCGTCAAGTTTGCTAAGCCCGGTGCATTCACATCTCCGTCCCGCATTGTCTTCTTTCCGCGAAGGCATGAGATCTATTCAGCCTTCCAGCCCGCTTTTATCTGCGAAAGGATCCCGTTCACCGTGTCAACAACGGCCTGATCGACCCAGCCTTCTTCGCCTATTTCCAACGTTACGCGTATGCGCAAAGGCTGGCCAGCGGTCGCCTCGCGCAGCGCGTCGATGCTGTCAGCAAAGTCCTGCACCTCATGGGTCTGAAGCTCGGCCGTGGCAACCTTCGAGCCGTAGTGTTGTCTTGGCGCAGGCTGTTTGGCTTCGCTCTTGCGTAGGCGAACCTTGACCGCCGACGCACCTCCCAGATCGCAAGGCCAAACTCCAGAGTCCAAGGTTCGCTCGATGAGCCCAAGTCGGAAAGCCTCGTCCAGTGCATTCGCCACCCGTGACCACGGAAGTGGCTGGCCCGCCTTTGACGACAACGCAGCATGGATGAGGTGTGCGTTAGTGTCATCTCCTTGCCAGGCCGCGGCGAGTTGTGCTGGCAAAACATCGACACCAGCGACCAAAGGCGGCGGGGAGAACATCTGTGCTGATTCATTGACAAACCCTGGCGGCACGGCCTCGGAAAGCACACTTATCATTCCGTTGACTAGCCACATGCGCCCACTCAGCACCGCGCTGGCGGTGGCGTCAGCGATTGCCTGCGGTGTCGCGGCAGGGATCAGCAAGTTCTCCGTGTAGCCGCCCTTGTCGACCTCTACGAAGTGCTTGCCAGAAAAGTACAAGGCAAGATCAGATAGCGTGATCGGTTCCGTCGCCCATAGCCCAGGAAGCATTCTGGGCGCGATCAGCTGAGGATCCATCTCGGTGAGTATGGCGGCATCGGAAAGCACGACTTCAAGGCTCGTTTCTTGCACGGCTGTATCGTCTGGTCGGTTTTTCCAGAAGGTGCGTACGGACTTATCGGCGCGCGTCACGCGGAGCACAAATTCGCCGGCTTCGCAGCCTTGAAGCAAGGTTTCCAGAATTGCCGACCGGTTGAGCATCTTCGGCAGCTTCGCTGTCGCTGCAAAGGCACCAACCAAGTCTTTGACGAACCGGGCCTTGTCACCTTCACTCCACAAATCAAACGGACCGCCCGGCAACAACGCCTCTGCATTGACTGCGGAGCTCTCGATCCGCAGGCGCTTGTCGGCCACCATCTTCGGGAACAGGGGCTCGTTATCGACGTTGATTCGGTAGGCGACCACATCGTTCGCGTCATTCACCGTCACGGCAATGCAGTACGCCATGACGATTTGCGAAGCCATCTCGCCCCGCGCAGCGCGCAAATTTCCTTCCAGGCGCGTCGTCGCCGCAGTGTCGATATCGCTGCGCTCCTTGAGCATGTCTCGTACCTTCTCCCATCCGAGCAGGTCCCGTACCTTCTCGCGCGCAACGTCCATGCCATCCTTCGACGGAACGGCAAGCACCACTGCGTTTCGGTTCCGTGCGCGGGGCTTCTCAGGCCCGGTGGTCTCGTCGACAAACCGCTTCGCTTCGGCGCTCGGCCTCCCGTTGGAAGCCGCCTTCGGACCCAGCACAGCGTAGTGGAACTCCCCGTCGTCCTCGATGTCTCCTGGGCGCCCCGGCAGTACGTGTACTTTGGCGCCGGCGCCGCGCGCACCGTCGGTCAGCTTGCCCGCAGCGCGAATCTCTTTCTCCAGAATCTCGTCAACCAAGGTGGCGCTGACGTTCTGTCGGGCGTCGTGGTGCATCTGCTTCAAGTTAGGCTTGGACCCAAGGCGCCACACCTTCGGAAGGCCACCCTCACGGTCACCGGTAAACGTGTCGTCGAGATACCAGGACGCGTCTGACCAGCGGGACAGGCCTTTGTCCAGCTCGATCCGGTCAGGCGAACCCACGCCGATCAGCACCTTGAGTTCACGCGTGGTCGCGCGCTGGCCGATGGGCTGCGAGTGGAGAAAAGTCGCCATCACGGCTTGCTCGACTTCTCGCTGCTGGACACCGAGTAAGCTGTCCTGGGACTTGCGAGCGTGGACCAGCTCGGCCTCCAAGATGGCCGTCCAGTTCTGGCGGCGGCCTTCGTACTGCTCGATCTGCGCTACGTTCGCCAGCTCGCGCGCCGCGACACTCAACCCATCGGCCTTCGGCTCAACCAGGAAGATCTGCGCGCCAATAAGCGGCTGCTGGTCCCACTTGACCGCGTCCCGCAGAGCGGAGGCCAAGGTCTTGAGGATGCCGCGCGTCTGTTGGAAACCCTCGAGCTGCGTCCATTTCTGATACAGGGTCTCGATCAACGCAGGGTGGAACGGGTAGGCGTCCGTGTAGCGCTTTTCCTCGGCCGCGCGGTTCTTCGCCGTGTAGTCGTCGATCCCCTGCACCCCGTTGAGCGCGCCGAAAACCTGGCTGGGCCAATGCGACCGGTCGGTGTAGCTTTCCAGCTTGAGGAGGCGTCGCCGCAGGATCTCCGGCACATCCTGGCTTTCGACCGGCTGGATGCCCTCGTCGGCCACCCGCTTGAACTCATCGTACAGCTCCTTGCTGATCTGCTTGCCAAGCTCATCCATCTTCCCAGGGTCGGACGCAAGCAACGACGCCACCAGGCAGCACTGCGGCACCTTGGCCACGGCCTGGGTCAGGCTGTGCATGAACTCGCGCATGCGGCCGATCCACGCGGGATCCGTGTCCGCCATTACGCGCACAAACCAAAGTACTTCATCGAAGAGGATCAGCACACCCGCCCCGTCCTTCCGGGCGAGCTTGAGCAAGTCCTCCATCACGCCGGTAGCGGGGGGGGTAGTGCGCTCCGTTCCGTCGTCCTTCAGCAGCTTCATGCCGGCCGGGCCGGCGAGCTGCCAGGCAATCGCGCTCCAGGGCATCTTGATCGTCGCCATACTGCCGTCGGGCGCAGTGACTTCCATGCCTTTTTCCGCGTCCAAGCGGTCGAATACCACTGAAGCCACGTGTGCTTTGGGCAAACCCCCTTCAAGCGCGCAGTGCGCCCTGAACTGCTGCACTGCCGGAATATCGGGCAGGGTCGCGGGATCGCGAACGAGATGTACCAGCGTGATCAGTGAGTGCGTCTTGCCGCCGCCGAACGTCATGTGAAGCTGGCGGACCGCCTTTTCAGACTTGCCCGACAGGCGGTGCGTGACGTCCCGCGCCAGATCGCGCAGCTTGACCGTAGGGTAAGTGAGCGCGAAGAACTCCTTGGCGTCGTGGTACACGCCGGGGTTGCGGTCCATCACCACGTCGTACAGGTCCGCAGCAAACTGCTTCTGCGACAGTTCCTGGTTAGTGATATCGTCGCGCAACTGCACGACCTGGTGCCAGGGTTTGGTGGTGGTCTTGGCCATCGATAGTTTTCCTTGTCCTTATTCCAACCCGAGCGGGGCTTGAGCGGTACTGCCGACCGAGCGCAGGTAGTTCTGCAAGCGCTCCAGGATAGAGCACTCTTCCGTGCAGCCCTCGGCGCGGCTCTTCTCGATCAATGCCTGGATCAGCTGAATAAACAACTGGCTGCGACGCAACGCGCGACGGTCCAGAAACTCGTTCACCTTGATGACGTCGCCCGCCACCCAGAGCTGCATCAGCTTGTGCACCTGGTCGATCAGCGGAATCGCGCGGCCACTGGCCGTTTCCATCCCGAGCGAGCGGTGCTTTCGAGCGCGCCAGCCCCTGAGCTTGTACTTGCCGCCACCACCCGAGGACGGGGATTCATCAGCGTCGCTGTCCTCTTCTTCGTCTTCAGCGTTTTCCTCGTCTTGTGCCGCCGCCGCGCTGCCGCTCCGCACGAGCAGCTCGTACTGGTCCGTCAGTTCGCGCTCAGGCAGCCCACAAGACACGGCGTAGAGGATGCACGGCCCGGCCGGAGCCTCCTTCAGGCCGAAGTCGTTGCGGTGCAACAGGTAGTAGGTCGTCACATCGTCCAGCGGATGGTCTCCGGGCGTGGGCTCGCCCTGACCATGCGACAGCACGCGACCGACCACGAAGTCGACCACGATGCGCCGCACGTGGCCCAGGAAGTCCGTGACCGACATCAACGCCCCAGGCTCGGATGCCTTTTTCACCGCGGGATAGCGGCTGTACGACTCCAGTGCCGGACCGGTTGCGGCCCAGATGAAGTCGGGCCCGCGGATGCCGGCGTCCCAGAAGTCGCGCAGCTTGGTCGTGATGCTGGCCTCCATCTCCTTGAGCACCTGGGTGTCCCAACCCGCGCGTGCAAGCGGGTCGCGCTTCTTGCAGACCAGCCACACTGACGACGCAAGCGCAGCCGAGCCTTGCGCGCGCATACGCGCTGCCTGTTCGGTCTGGATCGGCCACGACCCATCAACGACAAAGCCCGCCTTGATGATCGCCGACACTAGCGTTTCCCAGGCATCGGGCTGCTTGTGCGCAAACACGATGACAAGGCGGCCTTCAGGGCGAAGCGCGGTATGGCACGCGGTGAAGGACCTCGCCATACCTTCTTCATAGTTGCGCTTCGACGCCTCACGGTTGCCACCAAAGCGCGACGAGTCGTCGATCAGTTCACCGTCGTTTGTGTCATTGCGCCACTTCGGGCCCAAGGGGGCATCAAAGGCCAGTCGATAGGCATCTGAGACGTCTGCGAGCTGGCGACGGTCCCAGACGTAGAAGTAGTCCATCAAATCCGAGTACGGGATGGCGTCGTAGTACGGAGGGTCGGTGACGATAACGTCGAAGGCGCCTACCTCGGGGCACTCGATGGCGCTTTGGTTGAGTACCTTCGGCACTGGTGCCACCGAGTTCGCAGCGCGCAAGATGGTCTCGATCGACTCGCCGACAGCGTCCAGACACATCCACCATCCGCCACGAACGTCATTGATAGGGGCTGCCTCGCTGAAATCCCAATTCATAGGGAGCGCAAAGCGCACAAAGGTGTGGCCAATCGCCTCGACGCTGGTAATCCACGCCAGGATGCTGGAGTTGAAGTCGAGCATGCGGTCGAAGCCGCATTGCAAGAATGCGGACAACGCCTCGACCTCTGCCGCGTCATAGCCCGACTTAGCGAGCTCCTGGCGAGCTTGCCTGATGGCCTTGACGAAACAACCAAGGGCGACCAGTTGCCGCGGGCTGTAGATCTTGTGCCAGCAATCGAGGCCGTAGAGGGGAACACGGAAGCCTAGTGCATCTGCGCCGGCCAACCGCTCGGTGGGCAATCCAAAAGGCACATCAGCAAACACCTGTTCAAGCTGAGTGCCGGCAGAACGCGCGACCTCGACTTCATGTGACGTCGGCAGGCGGTATTCCTTCCCTGACATTCCACCGACGACGACAGCCGTGATGACGGCGCCGAGCCGATCGGCGCGCCCGGCGAGACGAAGATCCTCCATCGTCATGATGGTTCCGCAGCAAGGGCAAGTGACTCCTGAGCGGCTCATGGTCCCCTGTCCGAGCTTCTTGTCGTACTCGCGCCTTTGCGCCGCGTTACCACCTTGGGTCTTCGCGTCCGCCTCAATCCCGAACTCGACTCCACTCCTGTCCCCGCGCTGGCGCATGATCAGCACGACACGCTTGTTGTCCTTCTTGGCGAGCCAGCGTGTCTTCAGCAAGGGCACTTCGGCTCGG